ATGATGAATGGTATGCTAAAGGTTTTCCTAGAGCGTATTATTCCTGAGCACAAGAAGCCAAAGAAAATTGAAGTTAAAGATTCTGAGGCAGAAGTAAAAACTAAAGTTAAAGCAAAAAGAGAACTCCTTACAGAAGACCCACAAGGTCGTGATCTGTAATTTAAACTACTCAAAAGGTAAATAAATGGCAAAAGAACTAGAAGCTCTAGGCGGGGTTGACGCGCCTTCTTTGAGCAATTTTTGGAATTGGGTGAAAAGAACTTTCACAATATCATATCAAGATGAGATAGAATCTTATCTCGCAGATTCTGTAGATTATGTAGACTTTGATAACAGAATGCGTACTTTACAAAGAAGAGGTATGATATGAAGAAATTCTTTTTAAGTATTCTTGAAGCAATTCAAGCAATTAAAAAGCACAGAACCGACCCTGGTTTAAAGGGTCGTTAAACACGGGGACTTCGGTCCCCTTTTTTATTAAGGTAAAATATGATTAAAGTAGTTAAATTAGTTACAGGCGAAGAAGTTATCGGCGATCTTGAAATAGATGGTGGATTAATAACTATTGAAAAGCCTTGTGCACTTATGTTAATAGCATCTAAATCTAGTCCAGACAATCACTCTATGGCACTTGTTCCATATGCAGGATATGCGAAAGACCATACTATTGTAGTTAAAGAGAGTGCTATTATTTGGTCTGCAGAATTGCAGGATGATGTTTATAACCAATACAACTCATTGTTTGGTTCGGGTATACAGATCATGTCAGGTATGGGTCGCCCCACACCTAACGTAACAAAATTAAACGTCGAAGCTAATTAAAACCAAAGCCAAATACCTTGGCTTAATAGTATCATACCAGCAACAGCAACGTATAAACTACCTTTGTACATCTTATTGTTGACTGCTAAAATACTTGCAGATAGTAATACAATTGCTAATTGGAAAGCCATGCTGGCAAATGTTAACCAAGGTGTGTGTTTGCTAGCTTCATCTCTAGCCTTCTCATATCCTTGTGCTTTTGCTAATAGCTCTTTCTTACCTTCTCCCTTTTCGGGATCAGTTTCATATCGGGCAATCTTAGCATCTAATTTTTCAGCCTTTACTTTGTCTCCGCGAGATATATAATCATCGCGTTGTCCTTCAGCAATAGCCTGCTTAATTGATTTGGATTGAAAGAATGCATAAGTATCTGTTGCCTTTAATGTATTCTTTAATACCGCGCCACTGAAACTACTAGCATAGTATGTAGTAATTGCCATGAACAAAGCCATAACAATGATAACTAATCCTGCTTTGTCTTTAATTAATGCCTCTCGCTCAGAACGAGATAGAGGTTTAGTTTCTGTTTTTACTTCAGCCATAATTACTCCCTTAGTGTTTGCCTGTAAATAAACTCACAAATATCATTACTATTATAAAACAAAATAATATGAATGCGTCGATAATAAGAAGCGCAACAAATACGCCCTTATTTAATAACCAGTCCCACAAATATTCATACTCTTCTGCTAATCTTTTGAACATTTATCTTCCTATGTATTTTTGAGGTAACGCTTCTCTTTGTCTTTTTGCTTCGGATTTAGGTATCCAACCATCACCGTATTGAGGATATAATTTTTTTCGATTCTCCACAACTACTGCCATCATACAACTGACGGCAATTATTATTATCAACGCACCTACGCCCCAAGCTGCTTCCGCTCTTAATAATTCTAATCTTTTACGTCTTCTATCAGATTTTATTTTGTCCTCTCGCATTTGTTTTGCGATAAGAACTTTTTGCTCCTTGCCCATAACTTCCATCATCTCTTCAACCTCTGTATGAAGAGCTCCTAATTCTGGAGGACTTTGATATACCATTATTTCTCGTAATTCAGTTCCCATTTGTTCTAATTGTTTTTTCATTAGAACTCTTTGTAGTGCTCGTTTACCTAAACTATCATCACCTTGGTATACTTCATTCTTTGCACGTCTTTCCTCTTCCTCAAAGATTGCCATGCATTTGTAATAGTTATCATAGTATGCACCAAGGTGATTACCGATCTCAGTATAGATGCCGGTAGTCTCACCTGATTTTTTATTGAGTTCAATGACACGATTTTTTTCTTGAACAAATTGATTACGTTGTTCTAGTGTCGCGGGTTTTTCTGGGGGATGTAATTTACTGAACTGTTCGTCAAGATCTTTTAAAACGTCTTTGACTTCTCCGGCTGCACCTTTAATATCCTTATAAAGTTTGCACCCTGCTTTAACTGCAGACACAGCGCCATTAGCGAGAGCAAATAAGGTTATCGGATCCATTGCTCTTTTCTACCAACACTTGTTTTGTACAGTAACACCGCGAATTGTCCTTTTTTAATTACTATCTATTGACAAAATCACGGTATTACTATATAATCACAATAATATTTATATATCTAAGGTTCCATTTAATGAAGTTCTATACTAGCGTAAATCAGTACGGTAACAATATCCTGGTTCGAGGAATCAATAACGGCCATGCTGTACAAGACAGAATCCCTTATAAACCATCACTATACGTTCCATCCAAAGAAAAGGCAACAGCAAAGTCCTTATTTGGAAAAGAACTAGCAGAGGTCAAATTCGAAAGTATCAACGAGGCAAAAGACTACGTAAAACGATATTCGGATGTAGATGGATTTGAGATCTATGGAAACACAAACTATGGTTATCAGTATATCTCAGAAAAGTTTCCTGACGATATAGAATTTGATATGTCTCAGTTGAAGATATGGACATTAGATATTGAGACATCTGCAGAAAATGGATTCCCAGATATTGCGAATCCAAACGAGCGAGTGTTGGTTATTACCACACAAGATTACGTATCAAAGCAAATTGTGTCTTTTGGATTGTTTCCATGTCAGCCTGTTAATGAGCGACACACATATGTACAATGTAAAGACGAGGTAGATTTATTATCACAGTTCATCGAGTATATCTCAGAAGATTATCCTCACATCATCACAGGATGGAACGTCGAGTTTTTTGATATACCTTATTTGTGTAATCGTATTAATAAAATACTCGGTGAAGATGCGATGAAGAAGCTCTCACCTTGGAAGGTTGTTGAGGAAAAGAACATTCTTAAATTTAAGAAAGAGAATATATCTTTTACACTATTGGGTATTGCTATTCTAGACTTCTTGGATTTGTATAAGAAGTTTACATATGGTAATCAGGAATCCTACAAATTAGATCATATTGCTAAAGTAGAACTCGGTAAAGAAAAATTAAACTATGATGAGTTTTCATCCTTCTCCGAATTCTGGAAAGGTGATTGGCAAAAGTTTGTTCGATATAACGTAATCGATTGTGAACTGGTTGACGAACTTGAAGAAAAGATGAAACTCATTGAGTTGATTCTGACAATGGCATATGACGCCAAGTGTAATTATGTAGACATTTTCTCAGCAGTAAGAACATGGGATTGTATTCTGTATAACCAACTCTTGAAAAAGAATATTATGGTTCATCAGAATGAGCGTAAACAGGGTAGACAAATTGCAGGCGCATATGTACAAACACCTAGACCAGGTAAGTATGATTGGGTTGTTTCTTTTGATGCGACAAGTCTATATCCTTCAATCATTATGCAATATAATATGTCGCCAGAAACAATGTCGCAAGAAAAACAGTATTTAGATATTAAGGTTTCAGAACTACTTGAAAGTAAGGTTGATACATCTGCTCTCGCAAGCAATAATATTTGTATGTCGGCAAATGGTGTTTGCTATAAAAATGATAAGCAAGGTATATTTCCCGAGATTGTTCAAAAGTTATTTGATGACCGAAAGAAATATAAAAATTTAATGTTGGTCGCACAGAGCAAGTATGAAGAGACTAAGGACAAAGTCTGGCAAAAGGAAATATCTAAGTATAATAATTTTCAGATGGCTCGAAAGATTCAGATGAATTCGCTATTCGGTGCCATGGCAAATGAGTTCTTTCGATTCTATGATGACCGAGTTGCAGAAGGTATAACACTTACAGGTCAGTATATTATTCAGAAAGTCGGTGTTGCTTTAAATGCATATTTAAATAAAATATGTGGAACGAAGAATTATGAATATTCTTTTTATTCAGATACCGATTCTTGTTATGTTACATTTGCGCCACTTGTAGAAAAATTCTACAAAGGTAAAGCACCAGAAAAGATTGTAGACATTCTTGATGAGATTTGTGAGAGTAAGATTCAAGAGGTACTGAATAAAGTATCAGAAGAAATGGCTGTTTATACTAACGCATTTGATAATAAGATTTCATTTAAGCGAGAGGCAATCGCGGAAACAGGTGTATGGGTAGCTAAGAAACGATATGCGTTGAATGTATATAATAACGAGGGTGTTAAATATGCTGAACCTAAGTTAAAGGTTATGGGATTAGAAATTGTTAGATCATCTACACCCGAACCAATTAGAGATGGTTTACGCAAAGCAGTTAAACTTGCCCTAACCTCTGACGAAAAAACTCTACAAGATTATATTCGAGGGTTTGAAGCAGAATATAGAAAGATGAAACCTGAGTTAATATCGTTTCCTCGGGGAGTTAACGGATTACTAAAATATACAGATAGAGCAGCCATATATAAACAGGCTACTCCGATGCATGTTAGAGGAGCTCTATTATATAACTTTCATATCGAACAAAATAAGTTGGGCATGAAATATGAAAAAATTAAAGAAGGCGATAAGATTAAGTTTATCTATTTAAAAGAACCTAATACTATCGGTGAAAACTGTATAGCATTCAATACCGTTATACCTCCAGAATTAAATCTGACAAGATTTGCAGATTATGATACTATGTTTGAGAAATCGTTCTTAGAACCAATGAATACAATTCTAGATGGAATCGGATGGTCTGCTAAACCCCAAGCAACATTAGAAGGATTATTTGGATGAAAAAATTATTAGTAACATTATTTGTAGTATTACTTGCTACAAATTCCCATGCATGGGAACAGCGCCAACCTTTACCGCCCGAACAATGTAAAGTACATAGTCCGTTTGGTTTCGCAGATAGCGCAAAGAAATATACACCTATTTGCCGTCAAGCATATTTCGTAGCATATGATGCCCCAGCAAAGATTCCTGCATATGTAGCATATACATTAGAGCCAAAGAATGCTCTCGGTTGTGTTGCAAGAACAAATGCCTTTGCTGCAGATCAATCTGTTAAAGGTGGACCTATCCCAGGAGACTACGCAGGAACAGGATATGACAAAGGTCACGTATCGCCCGACGGAGACTTGAGCTGGGATCAACAAGTTGAATATGAATCATTCTTGATGACAAACATGGTTCCTCAAGCAGGCTCATTGAACAGAGGTATTTGGAAATTATTGGAAACATCTGTTCGCGCATGGACAGTACAACTAGATTCTCCTTATACAATTTACGGTGGCGGTATCTATAACGATACAGATAAGAAAATTGGTTCGGGTGTAATTGTACCTCACGCATTTTATAAGATTGTAATCAACCGCAAATCAAACGAATATGCTGCTTGGATGTTTCCACATACTGCACCATATCCTAATTTAGGAAACGATTTAACAAAGTACAGAGTACATGTTACTGATATCGTTAAAGAAGCAAAGATTGCGTTTGGTGTTCCACCGAACGGTAAAGAGATACAACCAGGCAAAGAATGGCCTGTAGACTTTGGTAAACTAACCAAAGATAAAAGAGCAAAATGCGGCGCATCAGCAGCAGATTGATCTTTTTAATAGACAAATACAGCGTTATACATTATAATATACTATATACATAAGGAGACACTATGTCATTACTTGATAAATTGAAGAAAAATTCGACGATCAAAGAAACAGAAGTTTTAAATAAATCAAAGTTCTTTCAAAAGAAAGATATGATTCAAACATCTGTTCCTATGATCAATGTGGCGTTGTCGGGAAGTTTAGAAGGTGGCTTGACCCCAGGCTTAACAGTTTTTGCTGGGCCTTCTAAACATTTCAAGACCGCCTTTTCACTATTACTTGCGAAAGCTTACCTAGAAAAATATGAAGATGCTATTTTATTATTTTATGATTCTGAGTTCGGTAGCCCTCAGTCTTATTTCGATAGTTTCGGGATTGACACAGGCAGGGTATTACATACCCCTATAACAGATATTGAACAACTAAAGTTTGATATTATGAGTCAGATTAACAATGTTGAGCGTGGCGATCATGTTCTTATTTGTATTGACTCTGTAGGTAACCTTGCATCTAAGAAAGAAGTTGATGATGCACTTGAAGGCAAGTCTGTTGCGGATATGACTCGCGCTAAACAGATGAAGTCATTATTTAGAATGGTGACACCTCACTTAACAATCAAAGATATCCCAATGGTTGTTGTTAATCATACCTATTCAGAAATTGGTTTGTTCCCTAAACAGATTGTATCTGGCGGAACAGGCATTTATTATTCTGCAGACAATATTTTTATTATCGGTCGCCAACAAGAAAAAGAAGGTACTGATGTTATAGGTTATAACTTTATTGTGAATGTAGAGAAATCCAGATTCGTAAGAGAGAAATCTAAGATCCCTGTTGAAGTAACATTCGAAGGTGGTATTAGTACTTGGTCTGGTCTATTGGATGTAGCAATTGAAGGTAAGTTCGTTGTCAAGCCATCTAATGGTTGGTACTCAAAAGTAGATATGAAGACAGGCGAAGTCGAAGAGAAAAAGTATCGTGTCAAAGACACATATACAAAAGAGTTCTGGATGCCAGTTCTTCAGTCAAAAGCATTTCGTGACTATATCGAAGGAAGATATAAAGTAGCATCTATAGATATGGTTGGATCAGAAATGACAAACATAGATATATCAGAGGAGTTTGAAAATGCCAGTGAAGTATGAACCTTGGGTAATACAAGATAAAGAACAAGAAATTTGGGGAGTAAAAATCCTCGAGGGTGAGTTCAATGGACTATCACTTTCATTTAATGAATTTGATATGGAAAATGATACACCAGATTTGGCGCTTGATTATACAGTAATACAAGTACCCGAAGGTAGAACCAAGGAGGATATCCAAGGTGATGCATTTGATGAAGTACTAAAAGGTATTGTTATAGATATATTAGAAAAGGCAATTGAATACAATGAAAATCGAAACGGTGATTCTACAGAATCTGGCCAATGACGATGAATATATGAGAAAAGTAATCCCGTTCTTAAAGCGGGATTATTTTTTAGATAATAGCGATAAGATAATTTATGATAAGATTAAAGACTTTATAGATCAATATAACGCAATACCGAGTAAGGATGCTTTGGTTATTGCTATTCAAAATGATAAGTCTTTAAATGAGGATCAATATAAAGAAGTAGCAGAAACAATACTGCAACTAGATTCTACTGAGCATAATAAAGATTGGTTGTATAAGGAAACAGAAAAGTTCTGTAAAGATAAAGCAATCTATAATGCTATTCTATCATCTATCGCAATCATAGATGGCAGAGACAAAGCTAGAACAGAAGACGGAATTCCTCAGTTACTACAAGAAGCTCTAGGAGTGTGCTTCGACAATAATGTTGGACATGATTATATTGATAGTTCGGATCAGCGATTTGAATTTTATCACAAGATTGAATCTCGTATACCATTCGACTTAGACTATTTTAACAAGATTACAAATGGCGGAATGCCAAACAAGACATTAAATGTTTGTCTTGCAGGCACAGGCGTAGGTAAGTCTTTGTTTATGTGTCACGTGGCAGCATCCGTTCTTGCACAGAATAAGAATGTGTTGTATATCACTTTAGAGATGGCTGAAGAACGTATTGCGGAACGTATTGATGCGAATCTAATGAACATCACTATGGATCAGTTAAAAGAACTTCCTAAAGCAATCTTCGACAATCGTATTGAAAAGATTAAAGATAGAACACAGGGCAAGCTGATTATTAAAGAATATCCTACAGCAGGTGCGCATACAGGACACTTTAAGGCATTGTTAAATGAATTGCAACTAAAGAGACAATTTAAACCCGATCTTATTGTAATTGATTATTTGAATATTTGCGCATCATCTAGATTCAAGGGCGGTGCTAATATTAATTCTTATACTTTGATTAAGTCTATTGCTGAAGAACTTAGGGGCATGGCAGTAGAAGAGAATGTTCCTATTCTTTCTGCTACACAAACTACAAGGGGTGGATACGGAAACACTGATGTAGAACTAACAGATACATCCGAATCGTTTGGTTTGCCTGCGACAGTTGACTTTATGTTTGCTTTGATATCTACAGAAGATCTTGAAGCAATGAATCAGTTAATGGTTAAACAGTTGAAGAATCGATATAATGATCCTACAATCAATAAAAGATTTGTGATTGGTGTAGATAGGGCAAAGATGAAACTATATGACTTAGAACAATCTGCTCAAAAGAATATCATGGATTCGGGAATTAGAGAAGATAAACCTAAGTGGAATACGAATGACAATGGAGGTCCTGTCCAAATTAAGAAACAATATGGACAACCGACGCGAGACTTTTCTAAGATAAGAGTTTAAAATATGCATAAGTTAAGAAGTACTTCTCTGTCCTCAAGTAATCTAAAAGATAAGAAATCTTCAGGTCTTGTCGAATTGGATTCTCCTATACCTATTTCAGTCAGGGATATTGAACCGCAGGGAAATACTACGATAACAATGTTACCTACAGGGGGACCTAAAACGAAGACTGAAATCCGAAATGAGGAGTTCTGGAAATTGATACTCGAAACGAAATGATATAAATATATTAGTAACAACAAAGGGTCTGCTATGATAATCAGTGTTAGAGGCGCGAGAAATACAGAACTCACAAAGTTACTAAAATTGGCAGCACAATCATTTGCCGATAAACTACTTTCCCCACAACTAGAAAAGAACATCCAGGTAACGATCAAGATACATGATCGACTTGAAGCTGGAGGTTTCTGTGATTTTGAAGAGGAAGGCTTGCCTAGCCCTCGAAGTTTTAAAATAGACATTTGCAGAACTAAAAAGAAGATACATATGTTCTCGGTACTTGCACATGAGATGGTTCATCTCAAACAAATGGCAAAGGGCGAGATGAAAGACAAATATGTCAAGTCCAGATATGTTACAGTTTGGAGAGGGGACAGATATGAAGATGATGTCAACTACTGGGATCAGCCATGGGAACTAGAAGCCTATGGATTAGAGAACAGCTTAGTTGCTAAATTTCTAATAGAACATGATCAATTTAAAAATCTTCGCCAAAGGCAGGAAAATTGGTTTGTATATGATGAGATTACAGAATGAAAACAATACTTATAAGGAGACGTAATGGAACAATACACCTTTACAATATACGACATCGTACAAATAGTTTTAATGTTAGTTGCATGCTATGCATGTAAGGTTCATGGATATCAGAGAGGGATAGCAGATACAGTAGGGTTTTTCGAGGACAAGGGCATTATAGAAATCACCGACGATTTAGAAGTTATTAAGAAACCAAAAGATCAAGAAAACGGTTAATAAAAAGGTTTTAATTTTTACCCCAGCAAGCCTGGGGTATTTTTTTGGCAGAAAATGCTTGACACAGGATCGAATCGGTGTTATAATTATGAAAATGGAGAAACGGTTATGAACTTTTCTGTAGGCGCAGACATCGAGATTCAGACAAAATGGAAATCGAATCTGTTAGGAGTAGACTTTGACTACAACACCTTCAAGGGAAAGGTAGTACCGAATCCAAAATGGCTCGATAAGGATTATGTATCAATTCGTGCGATAGAACAAAATAAATGGTTTGACTATCCCATTAATTATATACATAAGAAGTATATCGTAGGCCACTCGTTTTCTGAAGAAAGAAGCACAGCGCGAATCTTCGAAGTCAAATCAAAGTCGTCAGGCAAGGTTTACACCGTGATTTCTGAAGGCGGAGATGTGCAATGTGGTTGCGTTGGTTTCCAATTTAGGAGAAAATGCAAGCATTCTGAGAAGGTTAAGTCGGTGTTGTGAAAGAACAACACCTAATAACCAAATGCTTGACACTAACACAAAACGGTGTTATAATTATGATGAGAAGTAAAAATCTCAAATTGAAATGTTCTATATTATTAAGGAGGACTTAAATGTCTAAATTTACAGTAGCAGGTGTATCTACACAGCATGGTATCACTAAAGTTCGCTTCGCGAATGATATCGTTTCTCGTACTAAGCTTTTGGCTAAGGGCGGACATAGTCCTCTTGAATTGGTCGAGTTGCCTAAAGCAATGACCAAGGCAGAAGCATGCCAACACTTGTTAGATACAGGTGGCGTGTTTACGCAATGGGCAGGTCTCTTGATTGAGACAATGGCCAAGAAAGAAGGCACAGTTGTTGCTAAGCCAGCTAAGGTAGTTCCTGTTAAGGCTAAGGCCACAGTAACAAAGCAACCGAAAATCTCTAAGCCAAAGGTTGAAGAAGACCTTGAAGTGACCGAGATCAAAGAACTTGCTGACGCACCATTCTGATCATGAGTAAAGAAAAACAAGTTACCGAGAACTTTAACCTTAGTTTCAGTTCTCGAGATCGAAACACTAGTGATACAATCTTGGATTGTAATATTAGTTTTGAAAACCCTACCGATGAGATTGTTATGCATCGCCTCAACACTTGGCTTGAAGCAATTGGACGTGACGAAATTATCGTAACAAAAGTTAAGACAAATTTTTTAGATAAGAAAATTTCTAAAAAGTAAGTAATAGCTTATCGAGATGTATAAATATTTTTATAGACAGAAAAACTAACATGCTAACACTTAAGACAAATACCTGCAGACATAGTATCGGTTATCAACCGGTAGATGCCTTTGCACGTAATTCATGGGAGTCAAAGATGAGGCGCGTTAGTTAAATAGTTTATACTAAATATCTAGCAAACCTCGGTACCCCTAAAGTCCGAGGTTTTCCTTTTGTAGCTTTTTAATAACCCTGTGCTTGACAAGGTTA